TATCGTCGTCTGCCCGGTCACCCTGAAGGGAAACTGGGAAGACGAGATCGAGAAGTTCACCCGGTTCCACTCGATTAAGCTCGAAGGTTCACCCAAGGTTCGCATAGACCAGTTGGGCGAGTTCATTGCACTTGAGGGTCCGAAGATTCTCATTGTGAACTACGAGCAGGTTGCCGCACATCAGATAGTGCTCGAAAAGATCGGGTTCGATGTGGCGATCTTCGACGAGGCGCACTACCTCAAGAATCCCTCAGCGAAGCGGACCAAGGCGTGCCTGGCTCTGTATTCACGTCGCTCGTTCATGCTGACTGGAACGCCGATGCTGAACCATGTCGACGAGCTGTGGAGCATCTTGCACAGGATCGACCCGACCGCATACCCCAAATACTGGTCCTTCAAAAATAGATACTGTGTCTTCGGTGGCTGGAAGGACAAGCAGGTTGTCGGCGTCAAGAACGAGAAAGAACTAACGGAGCGCCTTCAGGGTGTAATGTTACGCCGCCTCAAAAAGGATGTCTTGAACCTGAAGGATGTCCAGTACATCGAGCGGCGAATCGACCTGTCATCTGAGCAGAAAAAGCTCTACGATGAGGTTATGAACGAGCTCAGATTGCCAAGGGCAGATACCACTTCGCCTGATGACATCGAGAACGCACTCGTGAAGTTCCTTCGGCTTAAGCAGATCTGTGGTACGACACTGCCTTTCACTGGTACAGACGTGAGCACGAAGCTCGACCTCGCCGTTCAGGACAGCATCGAACTTCTCGAGTCGGGGAATCGACTGGTGGTGTTCACTCAGTTCAGAGACGTGCAACGAGCCTACAGTGATCGTATGGCTGCGATAGGTACTCCGATCTGGCAGCTCAATGGAAGTGTCAAGCAAGAGTTTCGCCAGCCCATCGTCAAGGAGTGGGGAAACAGCCTGCAGCCCGGTGCGATGGTCTGCATGTTGCAGGTCGCCGGCCTCGGACTCAATATGGTGCAGTCACGACACGCACTGTTCTTAGACAAGTTGTTCGTGCCGGGCCTGAACAAGCAGGCCGTTGACAGGCTACACCGAATTGGCCAAACGGAAACGCAGCCCGTTCAAGTCTTTGAGTATTTGTGCCGACACACGATCGAGTCCAGAGTCAATCAGATACTCAGAACAAAGTCAAAACTGTTCGGCGAGATCGTCGAGACAGACCCTCAGTGGAAGCGCAAGCTGTACGCAGCGATCTTGAGTGAAGAGGAGGACTAGACATGACACTACCACCCACTGAACCGATCATCATTGTCAGTGCCGATGATCCGTTTATGACCGTGCCGCAGGTGGCGAAGATCTTTGCCGTCACTCCTTACACAGTTCGAGGCTGGTGCAAGGATGGCAAGGTTCGTGGAGTCAAGGTTGGCAAGCAGTGGCGCATCCAAGCGAGCACTGTCCAAGCATTCGCGCAAAAGATGTATGGAGACTCAGAATGAGCGATGACCGTATGGTTTGGATCGACACCGAGACGTTCGGCCTCGTTCCCAAGGAGAGTCCGATCATTGAGGTCGGCATCGTAATCACTGACCTTGACCTTCGGCAGATTGCTGGAGTGTCATTGAAGGTCTGGGAGCCTTGGTACACTCTGCTACTGAGAGACCTGAAGGCCAAGGCTGACGGTGGCAACAAGGATGCCAAGTTCGTCTACGACATGCACGAGTCATCTGGACTGTGGGCTCGCGCAGAGAAGGATGGCCTGCCTGTCGCGGAGGCTGTGACTCAACTTGTCGCCTTCCTGATGAATGAAGATGTCGACAAGACAGACCCGATGTGTGGCTCGTCCATCCAGTTCGACAGGAACATGCTGGATTTCTATATGCCACAGGTGTCCGAGATCTTTTCGTACCGGAACATCGACGTGTCGACTGTCAAAGAACTGTGTCGGCGGTACAATCCGACGATTTACTCACACCTTAAGACGGATGTATCTGCCGCGTTCGCGCACACGGTTCTGTCGGACATCGAGGACAGTATTCTCGAGTTCCAGTTCTATCGAGATGAGTTTTTGATGTGGAAGGACTGACATGGACAACATACTGCTGGTGCTGCGCGAGATGTCAAGGGCAGCACTGAAGATGCGTGCCTCACTGAAGTATGCCGAGGATCACCCTGAAGATCCTCACAACGATGCTGACACTGAGTACTGTCGAGACCGCGTCAACAGTGTCATTGCTCGGTTCAACCATCTGGAGAACATGAAATGACTGAGCTCAATATCCAGCCCGGTGTCAGTGGCTTCAACTGTTGTATGTGTGGCAAAAAGATCAAGACACAGATCTTCAAGGGCACTGGAGTCTGTGGCGAGAACTGTCGCAAAAATCGTGACAACGATCACGAGTCCTGGCGAGCAACAGATCGACCCAAGAAGACTGTCACTCAGACGAATGTGTGGGACAAATGAAACTTGCCAGACTGAACTGCGGAGCAACCGGCGTTGACGTCGGCTGGGGATACGGTCTGTTCGTATCAGCTCAAGACAACGATCTGGGACTCGACAAGATCAGTACTGACCCGAACACTGACCCACCTTGGGAGAACGCACCAGTGCCTGGGTCTGTAGAAACTGGCGTGGTTCGCATGACCATCGCCTCAATCGCTTGGATGGAAGGATGGAGTCGAGATGACGAAGGTGATCTTCGAGACGGCAACAATATCTGATGCCATCAGGAAGGCTGCTCGGATCGCACCCAGCAAGGGCGCGGCCTTTGATAAGGCGCAGGGCATTGTCATCGACATGAGTCCTGGCACAGACTTTCCGGTTGTCGTTCGGGCCACTAACCTCGAGATTTTTTCGATGGAGTGGGTCGACCTGATTGAGGCCGAGGGTGAGCCTGTCTCGTGGCGCGTGCCTGCCAGCGTGTTCGCGCAGGTTATGGCCGGTCTGCCGATCGGCAGTGGCAATCAAGTAACACTCGAAGACAAGAGGAGTTCAAGTGGTTACCTCCAACTACATCTCACCCAGGCACGCATCAAAGCACGATTCAACCTCATGCGTGGCGAGGACTATCCAGTTTGGCCTGTCTTCGATCCTGACACTCTGTTCCCGGCTACTGATCTCGGGGGTCGAATCTCACAGGTCGAATGGGCAGCTGCCAAAGGAGATCCCCCTTTCTCTGGAGTGCACTTCAATGGAGATCAAGCCCTCTCCACTGACCGATACCGACTGGCCTGTGTTCCGCTGAGTATCCCTGACCTCAAGGAGCCGGTGACTGTTCCAGCAGGTATTTTGGGGATGGTGTTAAAGCAGACCGGCGAGATCAGCATTGGTGTCGAGGGTGATCAGATGCTGATTATGCCCGACGAGCACACACAGATTCGCACGATCCTGTACGGGGTTGAGTACCCCAAGGTAGAGCGGATCATGCACCGAGACTTTGACAACTCAGTCAAGGTCAAGAAGACTGAAGTGATTGAGCGAATGACTCGGGCGACAGCTTTTTCCGGAGCAGATCGTGCCCCGACGTTGCGCGTATTCATCGGCAAGGGCGAGTTCGCGGTGATGATGAACAACGAAGAGATCGGTCTGCTCGGTGACGTGATCGAACTGCCAGGTCAGTGTGCTCACCCTCGCACGGAGTTCTTGTTCACTCCGAAGAACATTATGGAAGCCATCTCGAACAGCCCGAACGAAGATGTCGAGATCTTCTATGACCCCGAGCAGCCGAAGAAGATCATCTACTTGAATGGTGGATCAGGTTACGAGGCGTGGGTCATGCCGCGCTATGACACCTCAACCGTCATGTCCACCACCTAGCGGGCCGATCCTCGGCTCGTGCGGGGGTCGCCACGGTCCTCTCGATCCTAGGGGGACCGTGTGTAACCCCTAACGATAAAGCAACCATCACAACGCCATTACGAAGGAGCAGTTAGCGTGACTCAAGACGCCATCTCTTCACTACCAGCCGACTTTGACACCACCAAGACGTACTACCTCGCTGGACCCATGACAGGGTACACTGAGTACAACTATCCTCACTTCGCGGCGGTCGAGGCAGTTCTTCAGGCTCAGGGCGTCAAGGTCGAATCGCCTCACAATAACTTGCGTCCCAAGGGTCATGAGTTCATGAGTGAGATCGTTCTCTGGAGAAAGATGATGGAGGCCGGCGAAGATCAGATGCGTAGATGTCAGGGGATCATCATGCTGAAAGGCTGGCAGAACTCGCATGGTGCTACCCAAGAGCTTCATCTGGCACTCGCCCTCGGCTGGCCGATCTTCTACTACAGAGAAGACCTGACTGTACCTCCATTCATGCTAGTCAAAGAAAGTAGCGTCTGATGAGTAGATCACCGAACATGATCTGGTATGCACTAGAGATCAATCCCGAACCGTGGGCCATTGGTCCAGTCGGATCGGCTCGTCGTGGTGGCAAGCTCACCAGTTATGTGGGCCGCAATGCTCAGTTGCACGCCTACGAAGAGGCCATCAAAGAAGCAGTGCGTGAGCAGCTGCCTGTTGGCTACAAGATGATTGATGGCCCAATCGTTCTGACGTTGTTCTTTTGGCGAAACCGCGCCGAGTACACAACGCCTCAGGCAAAGACTCATCGGAAGCATGAGGCTGACCTGACGAACCTCCAGAAGGCCACGGAAGATGCTCTGCAGGGTGTCCTGTTCAAGAACGACAAGGACGTCTGTATTGTTGACTCAACAATGGTCGAGCAGGGAGCTGGTGTTGTTGGCCGCGTCGTGATCGGAGTTGAGCCGTTCTTCAAAACGATGAACGAACGACTCGACATGATCCCTAGCGAGACGCTCGCGGCTGTTGACAAGATGGGAGAGGCGCCGTCGAAGTACACACAGGCATCTTTTCCATACGGCGGTGACACCGAGGATATCTTTTGATAAAGGTATCCATAACCGACGATGACGGTATAGAGCTGGGCCAACTCCGCATCCAGGAACTCGAAGAGCGAGACGGCGGCTGGTGGCAATACACAGTCGGGTTCGCAGTAGATCGGGGGAGTGCTGTTGGACTGCACTCCAAAGCCTTTATGTTCAGACACGACAGGGGCAACGTTCTTGCGCTGGTGCAGACAGCACTGGCAACGCTTGATGAAGAAGAGTTGGTGATGGAAGATGGCTGGACTGGTGCATCAGATGTGGCATGGCGACAGCGTGGAATTAGGCAAGCGCTTTCAGGAGAAGCGACGGATACAGTGCGTGATTACAGATCCTCCCTATGGCGTGGACAATCAGAGTAACTCTGCTGTCACAAAAGACGGTCAGATGTATGCTCGGAAGATCGCCAACGACGAGTCGCCCGAGATTGCCATGAGCACCTTTACTGACGTGATGACCTCCATTATTCCCGGCATGAAGGATGACTCGGACATCTACGTGTTCACCGCTCATCAAGTTCTACAACAGTGGCTCAGTTACACCGAGACACTGTTTGGCAAGTGGAACTTTCAGCGCAAGGCGATTCTCGTATGGGAGAAAGATGGACCTGGGATGGGTGACCTCAATTCATGGGGAATGGGATGTGAGTTCATTCTCTACTACAAAAGGGGGAGTCGAGTTGCTTCTGATACTCGACGGAACAACGTCCTCCATGTTCCCCAGGTCAGGCCAAACGCTCTTATACACCCTCACGAGAAGCCATTACCTCTCCTTGAGATGCTCCTCAAGCACAGCACCGACCGGGGGGACTTTGTTGTCGATCCCTTTGGAGGGAGTGGTAGCCTTGTTCGTGCAGCCCAGCGGTGTGGCCGTTCGGCTGTAGCCATTGAGTATGACGAGTTCAACTACAACGAAGCCAAGCGAGCATTAGAAACCGGAGAGGGAGGAGGTATGCAATTCGGCTGATCTCGGGCATATCGGACATATCTTTTTCACCGCCGTATAGCATATTGGGACGATTTGTGCAATCATAGAGGCGTCCACTTTTGCCGACACAAAGAGTTAGAGAGTACATCTTGAGTAAGCATGAAGACAACGTTTTTGGTCTGGATGAGGCTGTGCCGGTATCTGTAACTGGTGACAAACCCAAACCTGATCTTGACAAAGCGGTCGAAGTTCGGTCAGTCAGTTTCGGTGGAGTGTGGGACAAAGAGGGTATCTCTGACTTTCGCCCCCATTCAGTTCCTTCAGATTCGCGTGATCTGGAGATGCTGGAAGAAATGAATCGCAACCCAAAAGGCTTGTCTGTTCAGGAGCCTGCAAACTCCTCGTCGTTAGAGACGAAGACTCCGGACAGCGACTCCGAGCTAGTCAAGGAAGTACCTGCGTCTGCGACGAAGGCCAATATCCCGCTCAAGGCGAACGAAAGTGGGAAGCCAACTTCCTAGCCAAGGATGAAACTTGGCTTGATCGAGCTGCGTGTAAAGATATGCCAGTTGAAGTATTCTTTCCTCCCAAGGGAGCATCAGGCGCTGTAGCGCAGATGACTTGCTTTGCATGTAAGGTAAGGATACAATGCAAAGAGCTGAAAGAGCGATCTGGTAGTACAGATGGAATATGGGCCGGCGAGTATTCTAAGCGAGGCTCGTTCGATGATCCACCAGCAGCATAACTAACCCGACAGTCATTCAGGAGGCAGCAGATGAAACCAAAGTCTTTCTCGGCAACAGCGATGCACGTTGCAGAGCTATGCATGTCTCGCTACAAGGCCGAGTCGATCGACTACAGCAAGGGGATGGGTGGCACCGCAGCAAGCCTCGGTACGTCCGTCCACGGCGCTCTCGAGATGTATGTCAAGCAGGTGTATTTGGATCACACAGGATCGCCCGATCTAAAATTGCTGTTAGACATGTTTAGACTGTCTTATATGCAAACCTTCCACACCTCAGAAGCCGTTGGTCCAGACTACGACGATGGTGTGGTGATGCTGAAGAACTGGTTTAAGCGCGACGACCTGGGTGACCCAAATCGTCAGGTCATCTCCTGTGAGGTCAAGACCAACTTCCCGATCCAGACAAGCCTCGGCCCGATCCCATTCAACTACATCTGGGACAGGTTTGACAAAGTAGGGGACGGTGTCTACCGAGTCGTCGATTACAAGACGAACCGTTGGGGAATCAACCCTGACGATCTGCGGAACAAGTTGCAGGCGAGGGCGTATGCCCTGGCTGCGGCCATACAACTCAAGGACCAGCATCCTGAGCGCATTTGGGTGGAGTTCGACATGCTCCGTCACGACGGACCTGTCGGCATTGAGTTCTCTCGGGAAGACAATGAGGCGACTTGGCGATTCATGAAGCAGATGGCCGAGACGATCATCGCGCAGGACTACGACAACGTGCGTGAAACTCTCAATCCGGAGTGTAACTTTTGCGTTCGTAAAACGAGCTGCACCCAGCTCCTCAAGAACATCACTACCGGAGGAGTATTCGCGCACTCTGACGAGGCAGCTCGTGTGGATCTTCGCGCCCAGCTTGAATATCAGCGAAAAGCTGTTGGAATGGCTTTGGAGGAGGTCGATGCGATCCTCCTCACGGACGCGAGGGAACTCGATGTCATGCAGTTCGATTCTCCTACACACGAGTTGCGGGTCGGGGTGTCCAGTCAAAGAGCTGTTGATGCAGACTTCGTGGAGAAGGTGATCGGGCCAGTCTTGTTCAGAAAGTATGGTGGATTCAAGTTCACCATCGGAAACATCGAGAAGCTCTTAAAGGGTGATGAACTTACACCCGAGCAGAAGATCGAGCTTGGAGCGCTCATCTACATGAAGAAGGGTGAGCCTCGCATTAAGGTCAGTGAGAAGTCCACGTTTGACGAAGGATGACGATGTTGCAGTTTGATCAGACAGTATCCGAAGTACACCTCATAGATGGAGGCACTTTCTATCGACGGAGTGCTCGCATTACCCTTGCTGTCGAGGGTGTGACTATCGTCTTTAGTGGAGGCACCACTGGCAGGTTCATTCCCATGTCGCGTATCTCGCATGTCGAGTTCGACGTGGCACAGAATGTTGCAGCCACTGCAACTGTTCCCACCATCGGTCATGAAATACTGGTGGGACAAGGATATCGGGTGATCGACAAGTGACTGATGCAGTCAATCATCCTGCTCACTACAACAGTGGTGATGCTAAGTGCTCAGGCTGTGGCAAACCTATCGAGTGCATCGACGTGGTAAAGCATCTGCTGTTCAATCCCGGCAATGCCATCAAGTACATCTGGCGTAGTGGTGACAAGGGGAAGCTGATCGAAGATCTCCAGAAGGCTATCTGGTATCTGCAGTGCGAGATAGACCGTATCTAGTGCTATCGCTAGGTGTAGTTTAGCCGATAACTGCGATTATGTCAAGTTGGACATAGTCACAACGATTTCTCTATCCCCTAGTGGGTAGATTGTCACACCACGTCACAGAGCCCGGCCCCCATCATCGGGGGTCGGGCTCTCTTGTTGAGTTGTGTCCGTAGACGAGCGTTGGACCGACCAACGTGTCCCGACTAATACACTCTCAACTAACTGGTTCTGCAGGTACTGGCTCGACAGGTGCTGGCTCAGCGTCCTTGTTTCTGATAGCAAAGACTCCGCCACCAACACCGAACGCTGCAACGGCAATCAGTATAATCTCTTCAGTAGTGAATCCTGCACCGCCGGGCGAGTCAACCTGAACAGCTGCATAGACCAGCGGGATGATCGGAGCGACGAATCCGAAGATTGCCTTTTTCAGTTCGCCGGGAGTGTACCCAAAGATCTTCATAAGAGTTGCATATCTTCTTTCAGTGTTGGTATCTGCTTCTTGTGTTTCTTGCGCTTCTTGCGTTCATTGTCTTTTTGGACAACTCTGTTTAGTGCGTCGACTTTATCCTGCATCTGCAGATTAAACTCGGCGTCACGTTCATCCCTTGCTTGCTGTTCAACTGCGTCTCGATACAGGCGAACGTTCTCTGCTTTCTTGTCCTTCCCGATCTGCAAAAGCAGGTCACCAAGTCCAAAGAGCTTTGTGATATGCTTCATGGCCGCTGCGTATCCCCTGTTATACTCGTCAGACGGCATTACTTTCCGTTGAACTGTGCTCGCAGTCTGTCATAGGCAGCATCGGTGATCAGACCCCAGCCGCCATCAGGTGTGACACCAAGAGCGTTTGACTGAATCGCCTTCACGGTGACTGTCAGAGCTGCTTTTGAGGCTGGTCCGAACTGTCCATCGACCTTGACTCCAATGGCGTGCTGGACAGTGTTCACCGAGAATCGCTTTCCCATCGCAGCCATCGAGACATGGTTGCAGTATGCGTCAGTGACTCTCCCCCCGTT